CCGTAAGTGAAGAAGGTAGGAATTTTACCTTTACTAGCGGAACACGTATTCAAGACATGATCGAAGAAGTTATTTTGATTAGTGAATACGGTAGAGAATTATATAAACAACAACCTGATGCAACCGGAATGATAAATTGGTTTCGGATAGAAGCGGATTGTTATGCGATTCCTGACAAAGCCACGGAAGCACAAACAGGTTCAATTCCTAAAATATATGTTTACAGGGTAGTTCCGTATAAAGTTCATTCAAGCAGAGTAGATGCACCGGGTGCAACCGCGAAAGGTATCGATAATCTAAAACGACAAGCAGTAAAAGAGTACAATTACATCTATACAGGCGAAAACGATGATGTTTTAAATTTTGATATCGAAATTAACACAGCATTCTTTAGTGCTATCATGGGAGACATGGGACAAAACAATGCTGACTCTATAACAGGGTCTGCGCAAAGCATGGCCAGCGAAACTCCAGAAGAAGTACCAGGACAATCAGACGGAAGCAGTGATAATCTCAATGGAAAATCAACAACTAATACCGTGCATAAAACATCTACCGGAGGCGCAGGTGGCGGCGGAATAAATCATCCAGAAACACAAGTTGCAAGAATGTTCAATGATGCCATTCTCAACAGCACGGTTGACTTAATCAAGGCAGAAATGCAGATATGGGGCGATCCCTATTATATTGCAGACAGCGGAATGGGTAATTACAACGCCGGCTCGACGGATCTCATAAACATTAACAAAAACGGATCTATGGATTATCAGTCATCTGAAGTGGATGTACAAGTAAATTTTAGAACTCCATTAGATATAGGTGACAATGGGTGGTACCAGTTCCCTGGAGGAGGGTCTGTTCCGGTACAAAGTTTTAGCGGATTATATCAGGTTGTTTATGTTAACAATAGATTTTCAGATGGACAATTTACACAAAATCTACAAATGATTCGCAGAAGAAATCAACCAACGGAAACCAATGTGGAGCCAAATAATCAAAGCGGCATGATGGTAGAAAAAGGTCCAGAAGGAGAAGTAAGCGAAAAGCCAAACAGCACTGCTGATTCAGTCGGTGCTGTAGTAGCTGAAGGAGCAGGTACTTCACAGCAAGGATTATCAGCCGTAGACGAACTTCTCGAAGGAGTTGATCGCACAGCCGCAGAAGTTAGAGCTGCTGCAAGTGCCGCTGAACAAGCAGTAAGCGGTGTAGTCAGCCAAGCAAATTCTGTAATATCACAAGCAGGACAGGAAATTGGCAGGGTAACCAACAACATTATTAGGAGAATCACTTAATGGCAGAGTCGTCGCGTTCAGCCAATGTAGATCTTGGAGGTAATCCCGGACCGTATATTGCGATAGTGAGAAATCATCTTGATTCGAAATACATGGGAAGCCTAGAAGTTGAGTTATTGAAAACTTCCGAAGCAGGCAATAGTGTCGAAGCGAGTGGACAAATTGTTGCGGTTAGTTATCTTTCGCCCTTTTACGGAGTCACACCTTACAAAGGTGTGAGCAATAATGAAGGCTATCAATACACACAAAAAAGTTATGGCATGTGGATGGTTCCGCCTGACATAGGCACACGGGTAATGATTATATTTGTTGAAGGCAATTCTGCTAAAGGGTATTGGTTCGGATGTGTCCAAGATGAGTATATGAATTTTATGCTTCCTGGTAATGCGTTCACGACGTATAACGACAAAGACACAGGAAAACCTCATCCAGTCGGAGAATACAACAAGAGGGTTGAAACGGCCAAGGGAAGAGATCCAACCAAGTTTATAAAACCTCACAATGACTTGTTTACTGCGGCAATCGAAACACAGGGATTGCTTGAAGATACCACCAGGGGATCAACTACATCAAGTGCAAGAAGAGAACTTCCTAGCTCTGTGTTTGGAATTTCGACACCAGGGCCTTTAGATAGACGTCCAGGTGCACCAAGAGTAAAATATGGTGAAAAGTTTGCACAGAGTGATTTCCATTTTAATAGATTAGGTGGCACTACTTTTGTTATGGACGACGGCGATGCAAACTTTATCAGAAAAACACCAGCCGGTGGCGAAAATGCAGGCCCTCCAGAATATGTAAATGTCGAAAACGGCGAGTCAGGTGGTGAGCCTACGTTACCTCACAACGATCTAGTGCGATTAAGAACACGCACTGGTCATCAAATACTGATGCACAACACAGAAGATCTTATATACATTGGCAATGCAAGAGGGACATCATGGGTAGAATTATCCAGCAACGGCAAAATAGACATTTATGCTCAAGATAGTATTAGTCTACACACAGAACAAGATCTAAACATCACCGCCGATAGAGATATAAACATGCATGCAGGTAGAGATTTTAATGTCAAAGCAAATAACAATGTAAATTTAGAAAGTGTAAAAAATTGGCAAATATATGTAGGTGGAGATAATAAAATTACAACAATAGGAAATATTGATATTAACAGCGGCGGTAACCATACTGAAACTGCTGACAGAATTGATATGAATGGACCTGTTGCACAAAAAGCTGAACCTTTAGAAACTTTTGAACTATCAGGCGAAACTGCTACAGCAACAGAGTCTTTACACAAAAGATTACCACAGCATGAGCCGTGGTTCCAACATGAGAATCTTGACCCAACAAAATATACTCCAGACGCTACCGATATAACTGGGGATCAAACTCCGACAGATTCAGAGTATGTTGCTATTCCGGATACTTTTAGGAAATCCAGCTAAGGTAAATACACTATGAGCACATTAGAAAAGAGTCTTTACAAACAAGTTAGGGTAAGGTCAAATCAAAAACCTCAGCCACAGGTTGAAGGAACTGCTTATAAAGGCATTTCAACGGTTGATCCGGAAGCAACCAGTTGGACTCTTTATGATTTAGAAATTATCAAACAAGATATTATAAATCATTTTCATATTCGTCAGGGTGAAAAATTATCAGATCCAGAATTTGGAACCATCATTTGGGACATATTATTTGAACCATTAACTGAACCTGTAAAAGATGCAATTATAAACAATGTAACCGACATTATCAATTACGATCCACGAGTGCAAGTGAACAATATTACCGTTGACAGCTATGAAAGTGGAATACAGGTTGAATGTTCTCTTGTGTATCTTCCTTATAATATCACTGAAGAATTGCGTTTTAGATTTGACGAAAGCGCAGGATTTTTAGATTAAAGAATAATATACGCACTTTTCATAATCAAATAAATATCATATACAAAGAGGAATAGCGAATGTCGTCTACTGATAGACAAAATCGATTGTTACTAGCCGAAGATTGGAAACGGGTTTATCAAACTTTTAGAAATGCTGATTTCCAAAGTTATGATTTTGATAATCTTCGCAGAACAATGATTTCATATCTAAGGGAAAATTACCCCGAAGATTTCAATGACTATATTGAAAGTTCAGAATATCTTGCATTGATCGACATGATGGCGTTCCTTGGACAGAATCTTGCTTTCCGCATCGACTTAAATGCCAGAGAAAATTATCTAGAACTTGCTGAACGCAGAGAAAGTGTATTAAGACTGGCAAGGCTGTTAAATTATAATCCACAGCGAAATCGATGTGCAAATGGATTGTTAAAAATCGAATCAATATCTACTTCCGAAGAAATCCGTGATTCTAATAACATTAATCTGGAAAACCAAACTATTATCTGGAACGACCCTTCAAACCAAGATTGGTTCGAGCAATTCACAAGGGTGATGAATGCAGCATTACCTGTAAATGGTACATTTGGCAAGCCAATAAAATCAGAAACAATAAACGGTATTCCAACCGAGCAGTATCGATTTAACAGCACAAATACAGAAATTCCTGCATACAGCTTCACTAAAACCGTAGATGGTAAAAGTTCTCGATTTGAAATTGTGAGCACAGGATTTACTGATGCAGAAATTGTAGAGGAATCACCATTTCCTGGAAATAACTTTGCTTTCATTTATAGAGATGACGGTAGAGGCGTTGCTAGTTCAAATTCTGGATTCTTCTGCCATTTTAGACAAGGTACCTTAGATCAAGGCACATTTTCAGTTACCAATCCTTCAACTAATCAAATTGTTGCCGTGGATGCAACAAATGTAAACCAAACCGATGTGTGGCTTTATAAGCTGGACACCCTGGGCAACGAAGATGAAGAATGGACCAAAGTTGATGCCGTTGAAGGCAACAACATCATCTATAATAGTTTAAACAAAAATATTCGTAACATTTATTCTGTGTTAACGAGAATCAATGATCGAGTTAGTTTAATTTTTTCCGATGGCGTGTTTGGTAATCTGCCAAAAGGCAATTTTCGTGTTTATTACAGAACAAGTAAAAACCAAAGATTGGTATTAAATCCAGAAGACCTTAGAGGAATCAGCATTAGAATACCATATCTTAGTCGTTCGGGCAAAGCAGAAGCAATCACTCTTACTTTTGAATTGAAATATACCGTGGATAATGCTTCAGTCAGTGAAACAAATGCCAGTATCAAAAGTCGAGCACCGGCAACATATTACACGCAAAACAGAATGATAACCGGCGAAGACTATCAAATTGGCCCGCTTGGCATAAGCCAAGAAATTATCAAAGCAAAAAGTGTGAATCGAACTGCTAGCGGTATTTCTAGATATTTTGATTTGATAGATGCCACCGGAAAGTATAGCGAAACAAACTTATTTGGCACAGACGGTGCGGTTTACAAGGAATTACTCAATCTAAAAGATTCATTTACTTTTACAACCGTGACTGACATTGAGGGTGTTATTGCAAACAAAATTGAACCTATTTTACAAAATAGAAAAGTAAGAAATTTTTTCCTAGGAGAATTTCCTAAATTAATAGTTGAGGACCTCGGATCTGTTTGGAATCAATCTTCATCCGCTACAAATTTAAGCACAGGTTATTTTACTAACCCCAATGACGTAAGGGTCAAGGTTGATACATTTACCCTTAGCAATATGAAATTTGTAAAAGTAGGATCTCTATTGAGATTTGAACCGCCCGCAGGACAATATTTTTTACCTGACGGAACACTTACAAGCACAAATCAAAGTGGTGCAAGATCGTACAAATGGGTCAAAGTTGTAAGTTTAGTCGACGACGGCACAGAAGTTCAAACAGATGGTTCTGGACCTATCACATTTAATGATATAATTCCTACAGGTGCTCGATTGATTGAAATTAAAACACAGCTTCCTAATACATTAACTGATGACGTTAAAGCACAAGTTGTGGATCAAATATTTGCATACAGAACTTTCGGTTTACGTTATGCACAAGGTCAAGGCGAGTGGAGAGTTGTTACTGAAAACAACCTAGATACTGCCAGCGAATTTTCAACTGGTAAAACTGGAGATAGCACAAATCAACAGCTTGATGCTAGTTGGTTGTTGTTGTTTACCAATGACAATGAAAAATACACCATTGATTACAGAGCTAGTAGATATGTGTTCGAAAGCGACACACAGATTAGATTCTACTATGACAGCAGTGATAAAATTTATAACAACAGAACTGGTAAAATTATCAAAGACAAAATATCTGTGTTAAACATAAACAATCAGCCCGATTCTACTTCTCCGTTTAATTACGACTTTGATTGGGAAATCGTAGAAGAATACCGTGATGTTGAAGGATATGTAGATAGCAAAAAAATTCAGATAAGCTTCTTTGATGAAGACGACGACGGTGTAGTTGATAACCCGGAAATTTTTGAAGAACTTGTAGATCAAGAAATCAATTCAACAACAAAATATGTGTTCTTACAAAAAGTTTTAACAGCAGACGGTGTTAATGATTTTGTTTATGTAAGTCAAGACACACTTGGTGTTATTGTATTAGAAAGAAAAGACGATCTGCAACCGTTAAGTGTTTATAACAACGGACAAATATTTTACTACATTGAAGAAGACATTTTTGAAGTGTTAGATAGTTCAACTACCACACTAACTTTAACTGATGACTATGAAGCTAGAATTGGTAGAGATGCTTTAAAATTTCAATATATTCATGCCGCCGATCAAAATTCCAGAATTGATCCAAGTGCAAGTAACATTATCGACACGTATCTGCTAACAAGAAATTATGATACACAATTCCGTCAGTGGTTGGACGGAACCGTTAGCTCAAAACCATTGCCGCCTAGCAGCGATAATCTGTATATAAGTTATGGAGTTGAACTTAACAAAATTAAAAGCCTCAGCGATGAAATTATATTTCATCCGGTAAAATATAAAGTGTTGTTCGGTAATAAAGCAGACAGCGATGTACAAGCAAGATTTAAACTGGTAAAAAATCCAGATTTAGTTATCAATGATAATGAATTAAAATCGAATGTTATTAGTGCAATTAATAGATTTTTTGCACTTGAAAACTGGGATTTCGGCGACAAGTTCTTTTTCTCAGAACTAGCAAGTTATGTAATGTCACAATTATCACCGAACTTGGTTTCTTTCCTTATTGTGCCAGTTCAGGATTCGCAAAGTTTTGGATCGCTATATGAACTGAAATCAGAGTCAGATGAAATATTCATTAGCGGTGCAACCGTTGCTGATATTGATATTATTGACGGAATTACAGCGAGTAGATTAAAAGCAAGTGGCGCAGTACTGACATCAAGCGAATCAGTAAACACAGGCATACAAAGCAGTAATACACCTGCTCCAAGTTACACTACTAGCTCGTCTGTTTCTTCAACAAACACTAGTGTAAGCACATCAAGCAGTTCAATAAGTTCATCAAGCAGTTCAACTAGTTCATCAAGCAGTTCAACTAGTTCATCAAGCAGTTCAAGCAGTTCAAGCGGCTCAGGTAGCGGAGGTTATAGTTACTAATGGCATTTAATGATGATCAAAAAGAATTTCCGTTACCATCTGGTGGAAATGAACGCAGGAAAAGTGCCCAACACTTACCAAGATACTTTCGATCTGAAGTTAATAAAAAGTTCTTGTCTGCAACCTTCGATCAGCTTAACCAGCCCGGACAAGCTGAAAAGCTCAACGGTTATTTTGGACGTAAAACAGCTAAAGGTTATTCTTTAAACGATAATTATATCGGTGATGTTTCACAGGCAAGAGAAGATTACCAATTAGAGCATGTTATAACAGAATATTCTATTTCCTCTACTAACAATTTAGACAATTACAGCTTTGCCTTTCAAACTGAAAACGGCGTTACAACTAATAATCCTGAGTTGGTATTATACAGAGGTTTAACATATAAATTTTCCATTGACACTCCTGGATTGCCATTTAGTATTAAAACAAAAAGATCTTCTGACAATAACTTTCTTTATAGCGAAGGCATAAGTGCTCAAGAAGTTGAAGAAGGTATTCTAGAAATCACACTTTCTCCGCAAAGTCCGGATTTTCTGTTTTATGTGTCAAACAGCGATTTAAATGCAGCCGGTCTTATCAAGGTATATGATTCTGAAGAAGCTACTTCACTAAACGTAGAAGATGAAATTTTAGGTAAAAAAACTTACACAGCAGAGGGTGGCTTTGCGTTGTCTAACGGAATGAAAGTGTTCTTTCAAGGCGATGTCACTCCTGAAAAATATGCGAACGGCTTTTGGTATGTGGAAGGAGTAGGCGAAAGCATAACACTAATTTCAGACAATGATTTAAATGTTCCAACCGCATTTACCGACGATGAAGATATAGG